CCTTATCTGCTATAGACCTCTGTCTCATGTCCATACTCTGTACCATTTTCTCATTGGAATCGACACGAACTTCAAGTTTCTTTCCCTCTGGCAAAGGATACGCATAGAGTTGCAATACAATGTATAAACCACCTATCAATGCTACTATTGCACTTATGACTACCCCTAAATTAGCCATATCAAAATCCTATTCTATAAATAATAATGCCAGCGATAATACCGACAATAATTGCTATCACACTACATATACATGGAAATTTACATTGACAGTTCATGTATTATATCCTTATGGTTTTGGAAAATCGCTTCTTACTTTATTGTAATTCTCCACATACGCATCCCATTTATCGTTTCTATTTAAAATCTCTTTCTCAGTGTACGCTTCTACAAAATCACTCAATACAGGATACGCTTTTTTTCGATTTCTCTTGTATTCCTCGTTAGTATGTTTAGTTTCTAACTCTGTTTGTTTATCTAATATTTGTTGGTTGGTAATGTTATTTGGATTGCCATCTTCCCATGTTAACTTTTCTATTTCTTCCCCTTGCATAGTTATTACTGCATTGGGGTCTAAGGCCAAAACTGCATCAATAATATCTATCATATCTATGCTCCAATTTCCGTTAGAACCAAACTACCTGTACCTCGACTTATCAATTTCGCTGTGCCTGCAGATGTTTTTATTCTCACCGTATAAGTAACTGCTCCAGAAGTATTTGGTGAATCTTTCATAACACCTGAAGTAGGAAAGTGTAAATCAAAATCACCTGTTGCTAATCCTTCTGCGTAATGACCAGAGAAATTATGAATATCTGAAGCACCTCTCTCTAACCCAATGTCAGCCCAGTTACCTCTAGTGCCGCCAAGGTTGAACGTAGCATTGTACTGCACTATAATTACAGAAGAAGACGCAGCAGGGGTGATAGCAAGCGTTAGATTGGTATCGACATATGAAGCTGAGGTCGTGGTAGTAACTGTGTTACTCGTCATATCCACAACCTGAAGAACCTTTCCACCACCAGCAGCCGCAGCCCATGCAATATCCGTTCCATCAGCCGTTAATACATAATTTGCTGAACCAACTGTCAATGCTGCTGGATCACCAGAAGCATCACCATAAATAATTTTTCCTCGAACTAATCCTGCCATTTTAGCTAATGTAACTGCGTTATCTTGAATATCGTCTGTCTCGATTGTATCATCAGGAAGTATAGGTACAGTGGAGAAAGTTGCAGTTCCACTCACTAACATCGCACCCAATGTTGCAGTTCCACTTATTACTAAACTTGACAATGTAACTGTATTACTTACTTTCAAATCACCAACTGTCGCTGTACCACTTACTACTATTGTTTTCAAGGTAGACGTAGCCGATACAACTAATGTATTCAATGTTGCTGTCGCTGATACAACCAAAGAGTTCATAGTGGCTGTAGCACTAACAACTAATGAATTTAATGTAGCGGTAGCGGATATAAGTAACGAACTACCTACCACTGTGCCACTCGCTATAATATTTCCCAATGTAGCAGTACCTGACACCACCAAACTCGGTAGAGTTACTGTGTTACTAACCTTCAAGTCTCCTATTGTAGCTGTTCCACTACATACTATAGACTTCAATGTAGCAGTTCCACTGGCAATAATATTACCAAGCGTGGCTGTTCCTGATACCACTAAGTTCGGTATAGTAACTGTGTTAGATACTTTTAAATCTCCGACAGTGGCTGTGCCACTACATACCAGACCACTTATCGTAGCAGTACCTGATACAACCAATGTACCTAGCGTAGCTAATGCACCTAATGTCGCAGTACCTGACACTTTAAGATTGCCGACAGTAGCACTAGCTATGACAGTCATTTTGCCGATTTCGGCAACTCCGCCACTAGCGGTGATAGTTACTGTAGCAGAACTACCTACAGCAATCGTTTGTGTTGTGGTTCCCAATGTAATTGTGGAAGACAAAGACATAAGCACATTCGTAGAGAATGAAGCTGTAGTTGCTGAGGCAAGATCAAGTTTAGCTGCCTTAATTCCTGCCGAAGAATCTATGTTGTCGTTGTCTATGTTTCCATTAACGAGAGTATATAAAGTAGTCTCGTTATCTGTAACTTCGGCTGGTTGAATAACATCACCAGCAGTGTAAGTGTAAGGGCGAGAAACTGTTCCCATAATAACTCCTAACTTGATCCGATAACTAAATAATTAAATGCCACTGTTGCACTTGTTGTATAAGTAAAAGAAGCAGTAGCTTTTGTAACTGTTGCACTTCCTGGTTCTGTCAAAGGGGTGATATTTACAATATAATCTGTTGACTTAATTCTTGATAAAGTAGTTCCTGTATTTGATGTAGCTGATCCCCATTCAAAATGACTATCTAAAAAGTTATATATATTTTCAACATTTTCGTGAATAATAGAAGGAGCAAACTCATCTGTTAAATCCTGTATAAAAACAGGAGGTATAAGTTTTTTAGATGGCATTACGGGAATCTCCTTAAACCAGGCAGTATCTGGAATCTCAATACCCAAGTATCAATTCGCCATGCAGGGTCTTTACTGGAATCAGAAAACTTAATAGAAAGTGCTTCACTCCGGTTTGATAAAGATAATCGTTTAATTACCGATATCGCTGCTCCCCATAAGTCTTCTCCCCATTTAGATACTCCCCAATAGGAAGCAAACCCTCCTGTAGCTAAAGAGACTGTATCTGCGGTTATGAAACTACCAGCCCAATTCTCTGCGGTACTGATAGTTACAGTTCCACTGGAAGTCTGTCCGACAATGGGAATAATCTCTCTCCATCTTTTTGTTACATCAGGCATATTATTATGATAAGGCCCTGTTTGATATCTTGATACTATAGCATTTCCATCATTAGCATCTTCAGAAGAATCACCATCTGCATCTCCTACATCTAACCTGCATATATGGCCATCGTAATCTCCGGCATACAATACTTCTTGCTCATCTTCTACTGATACAGCAAGGTAAGCAAAATTACGATCATACTCATCTACAGTCCAAGCACCTATAGATTGTCTAGTTTTAGGATCTTCTGTTCGCAAATCATAATGATAGTTTAATACTAATGTGTTCTGTGTTTTATTTCTTGCAGCAATCAAGAAACTTACCCTTGATTCTGATGCTATGTTTACACCTTGAATATTATCAAAAAGAGATTGATTTATGTTGAAGAAATCACTAGTGTTTGCTAAAGGTCTTTCTAACCTGTTCGATATAATCCTAGTATTTGTTCCGTCAAACTCATAAAAATTTCCACGCCAAGGCCATACAATTAAATTCCTATTTGCTACGTTTACTATACTTCTCTGATTTGTCCCTCCTACAGAACGTCTAACAGGAAGCATGGACATATTATCCCTATCATTTCCGGATACAGCGTACATTCTATCTGTAGTAAAAACGTACAGTTTTCCTAGTAAAGACGTAGCACCTATAGTTTGCCTATCTGTAGGAAACCTATCAGAATTTCTCCACTGTGTAGAATCACCTTGATGCGATATTTCAAAGTTACTTCCCCTAGCTGGTATCTTTAAAGCAACAGCGTGTCTATTCCAATCTGTTACCACTTCTGCTAAAGGTGCAGTAGCGGTATTCAAATCAGTACAGGCGGTAGCGGAACCATCCCATTGTAAAATGTTAGAACCACCATCAGATGCAATCATTAATATATCGTTAGATACAGCGAATGTTACATCTCCACCAGACCATGTTCCTGAAGGAGTAATGGAAGTAAATGTATTTGTTCCAGCATCTTTTTTGTATATCTTATTCGCAACGCTACCACTATTCACACATACAATTAAGTCTGAGTTTCCAGTGAAACGTAGATAATTAAAAACCCCAGTAATAGTTCCAGAACCGACAAGGCTAGCTGTATTGACAACGTAATACCCTTTGCGTTTTTGTATTCCGCCAGTAGGTATTAACCTTACATTGTGTATATCTAACGCTTCCTGTTCTTTCACAGAGGTAATCTGCGTGGAATCATTGATACCACCAACATTCTTCCCAAACTCCACTCTTTGTATTTGGAGGTTGTTAGCCATAAATATATCCCTTTATTTCTTTACACCCTTTCACTACTTCTTCAAAGGTGTCGTAATCAATCGCTTGTTCAGCATCGGAAACAGATTCGTCAGGGTTAGGGTGCACTTCACATAATACTCCGTCTGCCCCTGCTGCTATTCCTGCTCTCGCAAGTCTGGGAACTAACTTCCTGTCTCCACTGCCATGAGAAGGATCAGCTACTATTTTCAATGCAGTATATTCTTTTATCATCGCAATAAACGAAGCAGAGAAACTCCACCTACAATGGTCTTCAAAGCTAACCATTCCTCTTTCGCATATTGCTACATCTTCTGCTCCATGTTGAAGCAAATACTCTATAGCCCCAAGCGTTTCATCGACTGTCATCCATGAACCACGCTTTAATAATACTTTCTTTCCATAAGAAGCTATCGCTTTCAACAACGGATAATGTTGTGCATGACGCATACCTATTTGTATCCAATCTGCATCGGTAACGTGTTGCATATCTGGTGCATCCATTACTTCCACTATCCAAGGAAGATTGTTTCCATCTGCTGCTGTTGAAAGAGATAGTGATCTATCTGTTACAAATCCACTATTCTCTGGAGGGTACGTTCCATATACATAACAACCACCTCGTAACATGGTTGCTCCTGCTTGTCGTACCTTACACGCTATGGCATATATTTGTTCCAAACTTTGTACGGAACATGGTCCTGCAATAAACTCTAACTCTGGTGCTTCTTTTTCTTGATAGGAACGAACTAGAGGATACTTGGCATCAGGTCCGAATAGCTTCGCTAACCTGGACATGACATACTTCCCTCATGTCGTTCATAATTGTAAATGGGTTTCTCTGTTTTAACTAATCCCCATTCCGATGTAACAATTCCATAAACCTCATTAGATATTTTACGAACAATACTTTCTCCATCGTTGATAGGTTCTTCTTCATTGTATCCACTTACTTCTTTCAATAGATTGGTTTGTATCGCTAACCCTGCTCCCATCACTTTATCAGGATTATCTTCATCCCAATGTCCTTGCACTCCTATAATAGGTTTATGAGAGTGTTGCTCTATTGTATTTACAAAGTGCCACAATGCTTGAGAATCAAGGTAATCGTCAGCATCAAGTCTCATTATCCAGTTACCTTTCGCTAACGCTATCGCTGCGTTGGCTGCTGCTCCCAACGTATGATACTCTCCACCTATAATCTTTCTACCAAATACGCCAGTACTTTTATACACATCGCCTTCGTTCATCCAACTGGGAAACGAAGTTCCATTCGCTATCAGTATCGTTTCAAATGAAGTAAACGACTGTGCATCTAAGGAACGTAACGCATCTTTTGCTTTAATGGCATAACCATAAGTATGAAACGGAATATAAACTGTGAAGAATGGGTTCATCGCACTTTTTCCTTTGACTTTTTATAATCTAAATACTCGATAACTTGATCGAGACAAAATGGCGGTGAATGATTACTAAACAAATCAGAGAATAACTCTCTTAATTTTTTCAAGTCTTTATATTCATTTAACTCATAGTTGAAACGCTTTCTATGCCTTTTCTCTACCTCTACTTCATGTACAAAAGTTCTGTCTTTTAAAATATCTCCAATAAACTCTGTACTGGAATCTATCTTCATTACCTCTAACAATGCTCTCCTAGAAATTACTTCACAGTCAAAACCTCTAGGTAACTTTGGTATATAGGTATAATCTGCTTCATATTGTAAATGTTCTTTCACTGCTTTCCTGAGATATTCTGGATCAACGAGTATATCGTCAGCAGTTACTCTGACAATGTGATCCACATTTTTCATTTCAGCAACAGACCATAACCTTTTCGGTACTTCCACTGCTCCATAAAACCCTTCAATTTCATAATGTTCACAAAACATTTGGATAGGTTTATCTACATCTCTATTGGAAGTGGCAATAATGACTGGCATTTCTGTAAGGAATAACCTATCTAATAAATGACTTAAAGCACAACCACCTGTAATAGGCATTAACACTTTGCCATACAAACGCCTAGAATCCATTCTTGCCTGTACTACAATGGGAATCATTTACTTCTTTTTTCCTCTTTTCATTTTCTTTCGTGCCTTCGCTGCTGCTTTGTAACCTTTTTTAGTGTAAGAATAATGCTTCCCACCTACTTTTGGCATATTTATCTCCCTAAAAGTTTCAATAATTGAATGATAGCGTTTCTTTGATCTGTGTCATCTGTGTAACCTCCTAGACCAAAAGGACCAGTTGGCTCAAGACTAGGTTGTGGGCCTTCTAGGAATGGGCTACTAGGTCCATATTCCATAAAAGGATTTTGTCCAAAAGGTGTATCAGGAGAGAAAAGTCCCTCTAAGTTGTCATATAGATCGTCTGGAACTTGTTCTCCAAATCCACCATAGGGTTGGGGTTGTCGTGGTTGCCCTAATCTTGGTATAGGCCTAGCTCTCCTTGGTTTAGGTTCTGGTATATCTTCCCCTATATCCCCATACATATCATCCATTGGTGCATCTGGTGTTGTCGCACCCATGCTACCCAATCCTAATGCTCCAAGCATTTTATTAGAGTTTGCACCAGGAATGGTTGCCATACCTGCTGCTCCACCACCCAATAATCCACTTAATATATCTAATATATTACCTGCCATTTTCTAATCTCCATATCCATGCGTCTTTAGCCCAACATGACTCGCATGGGGTAGTTTCTTCTTGTCTACCTTCATGTTGTGCATCTCTCATATCTTGTAACTCTATAGAATTATTCCAAATCTCTTTCAAACTATGTGTATTGGCATCGCCTACTGGTCTATTTTCAAACCAATCTGCACAGCATCCCATTACCTTGCCATCATATCCAATCGTCAATCTTTGAAAAGGTTGTTTGCATACTGCTCTCTCTACTGCTATCCAGTCATCTATCAGAAAGTTACCATCGGCTCCTCTATCCATCACTGCCGATACTCTTACATCATCAACTATATCTTTCCACTTCCTGACAAATCCTTCGACTTCGTGTTCGTTACTTTTTTGTTTGCACATTTGCACACGAATAAATGGCTTAGATAACCCTTTACTTTCTCGGTACGAAACTGCTTTTTCAATAGTCCATGTAAGTTCTTCAAAGTCTCCACCTATTCGTATATTCTCAAAAGTATCTTTCGTATTTCCATCTACACTGAATATAATTCTATCTACTCCAGCGTCTATTAAATCTTCTACCTTGCAACCTCTCATATTGCCATTGGTATTTAACTGTACTTCAGGGATACCTAAACCCTTCGCTTTTCTCGTTAACTGAGCAATCTGTTTATGTAGAGTAGCTTCCCCTCTCCAGTTCCATTTAATACTGGATACACCCATCTCAGCAGCTTCTTCCAATAAACGATCAGCCAATTCATACTTCATGGCTCCCTTTACATTTGGATCGTATGCCTGTGGACACATGGTACATTTAAAGTTACAGGCGTAGCTAAGTTCTATATCTAAATGTATAGGAAACTTTGGAGTATAAACCCAGTTAAGAAACTTTTTCCCTGCGTTATGCCATTTGGTTCGATACAGCAGGTACTTCCACTCCCTTATCCTCTTTACTGTCTCCCTCGCTGCTGCTATCTTCCTGTTGTTTAGCCAAGTGCTCCCGTTCAAGTTTACAACAGTTTTCAAAGGTTTCTTTGATTCGCTTTCTATTCTCTCTACCATAATGCTCTTGCGTTTCTCCTGGGCGAAGTTTGCGAGATAGGGAACGTATCCCCCTGCTATAGTAGTCTAATCGTTCCAGATAAAAACCTGCCTTATTTAACATTCTACCTAGCGTTCTAGGGGTATATAAAGTTAAATGCGGAGAAGCAGTGAAGTTACTTAACATCTGGTTAAACCTGTCGTATTCGTTTCCCCAAGGATATTCCACTGTGGGAACTCCTATAAACAACCAACCATCGGAATACAATCTATCGTTACACAACTTCAAGAAAGCTACTGGATCGTGTATATGCTCCAACACTTGTTGTGCTGTAATTAGATCAAAAGTTAGGTCACGCCAAGACTTCTTCTTAAACTCTCCTGTTTCCACTTGACATAACTTGTTAGCCCTAGCCCAATCTGCGTATACTTTATTGGGTTCTATCGCATAAGTATCCCACTTAGGCCCACCATTCTCTGCCATCTTTTCATGGGTATATGGTAACAATCCCTCGCCAGTTCCCACATCGAGCATTTTTCCTGAATCAGGAAATTCCTTGTTCTCGTGAATGAAGTCATAAACATCGGCTGCATCCTTTAACTTGTAATCCACATTCTTTTGCTGTGGAGTTCTTGGCCTGTATAGCCTGCTATAAAACCTATCTGCTGTTTTCTTTGTCCACCTAGGAGATTGATATATAAGTTCACAATCCCCACAGTAATAGAAAGAAACTTTGAAATCTTGTGGCACTTTTAATTGGTTTAAATATGGATCGCCATCGTGTTCAACATATAAATCTCGTTTCTCTGAATTACATAGAGGACAAGTTACTTGTTCAAATAGTTCATCCAACCCAAATTCCGTCAACTGTAGAGCCCTCATCATCTGCTGGCACAATCCTTCTAGGAGCCTGTCTCTGTCTACCTTCCAATGTAGTAGATAAGATCATTTCTTCGGAACCAAGTTCCATTGTGGGATCACGACCATCTTGTAGGCGAAGTTGCAAATTTAATAAAGATCTCAATGCAATTACTTTAGCCCATCTATCAGGACAATCTATCACAGTTGTGGTGGTAGATAACCTTGTTGCAGAGGGAACGAAAGTTACTTCAATAGCATTAGTCGCTGCTTGTGTTGGGGGAGGTACAAGTTGCACTGCATTTGCTTCTATATAATAATAGAATTGGTCATTTCTTGTAGCAGTTGTATTGCCATCTTCAAAGTAGTATTTCTCCGTTTTCGCAGTTAACGGGATAACAGGTTGTCTATCTCCACTACTTTGCACTGCCTCAACCAAATCAATTTTTTTAAATGTTGATGTTACAGCAGGACTCAGATCACGACTATTAGCCACTAAACTTGCTGTATGTATTTCTTCAAAAAATCCTTCGTCAGACGCTACAATGATATCATAGTAATGTTCATGTGAGGCATTGATTGCCCTTAATATTTGAGCATCACTCAATGTAGCTGTGGCACTATCTGTATCTGTAAGTGTTCTCACTTCCGTTATAATCGTAGTCGCTGTAGTTGCCATTAGGTTTTCACCTTTTTCTTTTTATTTTTAAAATCTATTCCAACTCGATGATTGGTAGGATTCCAAACGTGCCAACCACGTTTATTCTGGTATTGCCAATCATCCATTTGTTTTCTCAATGCACCATCATTTTCAAGCGCAATATCTTTAAACATTTCTTTCTGTTGCCTACTTCTTCTATTTTCTTCTTCGTATTCTTCTTTCTCTGCCGCTAACCAAATATCGTTAGGCCTTGCATATCTCCAATTATCCCATTCCTTCAGTTGCAATATCACTCCATAATCTAAAGGTCTAAATTCCCCGTTCTTCCCTTCCCAAAAACAGATATGCCATCTATCAATAGGTTTCGGTTCGTACAGTTTAATGGGAAGCCCATCCCTGTAGAATGTAGCTACATGGGTAAATTTTTTACGTTCCGATGGTCGAAGGAAATGTCTTCGGTAGAAAATCTCCCAACGACACTTCCTCCTATTCCATTGGACCGATAAGTTTTCATCTAATCGTTTTAACTCGTTTAGAATATACCTATCAGGATTCATTTATTTCCCATCATCTTTAGGTGAATCATCATACTCGATACGAATGTACCCTTGTATAAAGTTCACTGTAGAAGTGGCGGTGAAATTACTGTTAATCAGTAATGTTGTTCCTGCACTTACTAACATACCACCTTTATTACCAGTAACAATAGAAGTGTTTAGCGTTGCAGTAGAAAGATCCCCAACTGTTGTTCCTGAGTTGAAGCTGATTCCACCTGAAGCCAATAGACTTGTTGTAGTGGCTGATGCTATGGAAGCTGAACCTGCCCTATAAAAGTTTAATGTAACCGAACCAGAGTTTGCTGCTCCTCCAGCGACACCAGCACAGGCTACGATCTCTTTCACCCTTCCGTTATGAGGAACGGGAATATATAAGTTCGTATCTGCTAAAACTGCTGTTGCAGTATTAGGATCAGCAAATCCAAATCTTAGTATTTCACTTTTTGATGGATTGTTTGCTGCGATATTTCTATTTTTAATTGCCATAATTTGCTCTCCTCTGGAGCCATAGTTAACCCCAAAATCTCCCTGCTGCCTGTCTCCCCATGTGGGTAAATTATTTTATCCAGTGTAACAGGGAGAAATTGGATACTTAGAGGTTAAAGTGTTGCTTGAATGTCAGTAATCCTGAAATTCTTATTCGGTGAATCACAACCAAAGTTACCAAACATTCTCATAAATCCTTCAAATGAGTCTATATTGCTAACCCTGCTTAATACTGATCCGTCTTCATCTGCCCATTCAAAGTCTGATATCTTATACAGATGCCATGAAGGTGCATTGATTCCGTAAACAGTATTGAAAGGTGCGTCTACTTCAAATCGGAACTGTGCTCCGTTGAAGTCTAGAACTTTGTGTCCACCTTTCAGTGTTTGTGCAGTGAATCGCACGTCTGGTGTAAGAAGGTCTAAATACTCACGTCTAACACTGTAGTGAGAGATAAGGTGAGTGGTAGTATCGTCTTCACCAGAAGCCTCTGAAGCAGCATCCCATGCTTGTTGCAATAGGTTTAGCGTGAGAGGTCTGTTAGTTCCACTATTGCCAAGAATATTGGCTCTCCAAGATTTGTTTTGGTATGCTGCACGACTTACCCCTTGATATGTACCAGAGGAATCAATTCCGTCATCTATACCATTGAAATCGTTGTAACCACATCCTGTCAATGTCATAATCGTTCCAGACACAACAGTAGTCGTTGCAGAGAATGTAATAGTCGAAGACCCACTTGCCCCAACAGTAGCGGAAGCTACAGTAGAAGAGGTAAAGTCAGTGGAAACAGTAGATGTATCTGTGGCAGCACCAGAAGCGTTTAGTCCATCTAGTATCATACCAGCTTGGATAAATCGAAGTGGGCTTCCAACATTTACTGTTGAAGATGTTACATTTACAGTTGTTGTATTGACCGAAGATTGGTCAGAAGCAACTGTACATAAATCACCACGACTACCAAAATAAAGCATCCTGTTGAAATACTTACGACTGTTACGAGTCATTCTATCCATTTCCTCGGACATAGCTTCAGCAAATGCTGCTCTATCTCCCTGAGACTGTTTCATAGCCTGTGCGGAAACTTCAATGCGACCATACCAATATTTTGGTGATACAGTGGCTGTTACATATACTTCGTTTTGTGCAGTTGGTAAAGTTCCTCGTTCTGCTCTAGTACCTACACCAAAGTTCCTGCCAACGTGCACAGGATATACAAGTCTTCTACCACCAACACGTTCTGCTTTTGCATTGGCAATTTCAAACATTGTTACTTTTTCGTTCAGTGTATCTCGTACTTTTCCTAGAAACCAGTCCTTCAACACCGCATCAAATGTGGTAGTTGTTGCTGGCATAGCTTACTCCTTACTCTCCTTGCTCCATTTGTTCCATATATGACTTCAAATCAGCGATATGGTCTGAACTGGAAAAGTTTGTATATTTCTTTTCCTCAGTGGAAGGAATCGGTGCTCCCGATCCCCCTCCCGATGCAGGAGGCAGAGTAGAGTTCTGTTTGAGTTTATTAGTGTGTTCTGAAATAATTTGCTGTTTATATGAGTTTACAAAACCTGCTCTCTCATTCACAGCAGTTTCCATTGGTGTTCCGAGGGCCACTTTAGCGTAAATCGTATCCCAATCACCAGCCTGTAAGTCTGGATTATCTTTAGCAAACTCTGCTTTCTTCGTTTCCCAAGCAGATTGGGCTACCTGATTTTTCAATTGAGAGGTATCCTGTTGCACCTGTCTTTGTACATTTGCTACTTGATCCTGTAACTTCTGTATCGAAGCAGCATATGGGTCTTCTAACTCAAGTTCCCTATACTTATCTTCTTGCGATTGTTGCTGTTGTTGATAAGCAAGTTGTTGAGCTCTAGCGTCAGCCTGCTGATTCACCCAATCGTCTAGGCCTTGCTTTTGTTGATTTAAGTTCTCCATCTCTTGAGAATAATGATAACCTTTCTGTAATAGTTCCGTTGTTCGAGGGTCATTAATGTCCCAATCTACCTCTTTTCCACTTACCTTCAACTTTAAAGAGTTCGGATCACTTGTATCGGCAGGTACTTCACCGACATTTTGATCTCCTGCATCTTGGAATTGTTCCTCTTGAGGAGTTCCCATATCTGTGGTTTGATCTTCTTCTGCCATGTTGCTCTCCTAATAATAGTTAGTTTCCACTACGTCTGAATTGGGCGTAGATAGTTCCTGCTCCAACTATGCCATGAAAGGCAATATCGGCAGTTGAAACAATGTTAAGGTCTTTCAAATCTATTGTCGTTGCTGTGTTAAGCATTATTGTAGGAAGTATAGCTGTTCCCCCTACACTAAGTTGGACTTGTGCTGCTGTTGCAGATGCAGAAATAATCACTCTATCTAGAATAGTTTGATGTATTCTTTGTTTCGGATTTGGACCATTTACATTGGTTACAGTCGAAGATATAAATACTGCTGTCGCTGTAGGTACTGTAACTGGACCAGTTGAGTACATATTGTACCATGTTCCATGTTTATCTGGCATTACATTGGGCCTCCTTGCTGTATTCCCTCGTCAGGGGTAGCAAACTGATCGCTTTGAACTTCTTCTTGGGTGGCTGCTCCACTTTGTTGTTGACCTCCCATTTGAGCCATCGCTTGAGCATTTGCTGCTTGAATTTGTTCCGTTAAAAATGCACCATGCTGTTGCAGGTGTTGTTCATACATCTGATCTATTTGTGGCTGTTGCTTAATCATTTCTATATATTCTGGAGCCTTACGTCTTCGGTTATGTATCTTAACGTGTAGTTGATGATCTTGATATCTCTTAGCCATTGGCATAGCACCATTAACCATTTCTCTATTCTCTGTCTCTGCCTGTGCTTCATCAAGTGCCTGTTCTGAGAATACATCTTGTGTCTGTCCAAATTCCAGTAACTCCATCACAGTACGCCAATCGGTTCTCCCAGTTTCTGGACTAATAAATGCACCTCTCTGTTCCATATCGAGTATTTCTGCTTTCCTTGCCACTAAACTAAAGGGAGCACCCAATGTTCCTGCAACTATTACTTGTGTATTTCCTCGAAGCATATCGCCTGTGAAGTTATCTACGACATCTACTTCGTTATTCTTTCCAATGATACGAATCTTTTGAGGAACTACCATTCTCTCGGCAGCAACCAATAAAGCTAGATTTGCTACCCTCGCATCTGCTTCGGCTATATCTATCGCTGTAGTTCCTATTTGCGTGGTATCTGATTCTTGCAATAATTGAATGGCAATACCACTTCTCGCACCAGAAGGTAATGCACCTCTCGATACTTCCCTAACCCCTGACTGTTCCATCATATTTTCTCTATGTTGCTTCAGAACATTGAACAAAGTAGGTTGCGGAGGGTGTATATTTGCCATGTGTGGCATTTGTCCACCAATGGGAATTGCTTCGACTACTTCATCGGCAGAGGAATCTAAATTAGATTCTTTTAAATGTGCACCTCTTGGGACAATCCATTTCCCTTTAAATAAGGAATGATGCTCCAATATAATAGATAACGCTTTGTTATATGCTTTCTGATCTGGTATTTGATCTTCTATCGAACTTCTTCCCCATAAACGGAAAGGAACATCTATCTCTCTGTAATGCACAACAGGTAATGGTCTATCTCCAGTATTATCTTTCGGAGTGGGATTGTCTCCCATGAATAACATTACATTATTGGCACATATAATCATTCTTCCATCAGGAAATTCTGGAGTAGATTTTTGCCAATATCTTTTTACCACTGCCCCTTTTTCCGATGGCTCTCCACTTGACTGTGGATTTACTTGCGATGTTGTAGGTGATACCAATCCGTCTAAAAACTTTTCAAAAGTTGACGCAGAATCTCTAAACTCTGGAGTTACATACTTTCCTTTATCAGGAAATTGTCTTCTGATTTCTTCCAGAGACAACCACTCTCCCACAATAATCGAATCACATTCATCTAACTCTGTTCCACTACCAATGGGAACAACGGAAAAGGGAGATAAAGTTTTGATAGAAAGTTTTCCTGTTCTATATTGTTCCACTCCCACGACTTGTCGCCTCGATTGCATAACAGGTTCACCCATTTCGTTCATCATGGGATTACCCATTTCATCCATTTGTTCCACTTCAGCAGTTTCTTCCTTCACACTCGATAACATTTCACCAGCGTTGGGATTCCATTCCGTTAACAGAAAGCCATTGCCACAAGTCAAGACCCAACCAACCAATCTTCTCTTCAATTGCTTCCAATGCACGTCATTCTTAATATGAAACCAAACTTTTTGGGCTAAACGTGCTGCATCGACATCTTCCTGTTCATTCGAGTTAGGTAAAACACTAATTGCTGCGTTTCCAGTAGACAACTTTGACAAGTTAATTCGGTACGCAGACATCATTAAATTTGAAGTCATCCGCACCTGTCTTCTTCTGGAAGGGGGAAGCCATAACCTGTTTTTTGATGGATGCCATACTAAATGTTGAAATCCAAGTAAGTATGCGGTATTCAAAAACCATTGTCGGTGATAGGGTTGCAATTTCCTTATCCCCTTTTCCCATTCTTCCTGTACCATTGACATCGCACCAGTTTCTGTTTTGGTGTGATCTATTTCTTCCTGCAACTCTCTAGGAGTAGTCGGATCAAGCGTGATCTTATCTTCCATCTACATCACCTTTATTTGTACTGTATTCAGACATTAAGTTTGGAGGTAAATCTTCTCCCAATGCCTGTAAATAAATAGAAGTTTCGTTTTCTGAGGTAGTCCAGTTATTTCCATTTGATTCATTTGGATTTTCAGGGTTTTGTATGGCAGAATATTCTCCATAATCCCTAGACATAATCCTATCTAACAATTCTTTCTCGACAACGAAATGTCTTTCCTTGTCTTTGGTCCTCTCTCTCTCTTTCAAAATGAGAAGGCAAAGACAAACCAAGCCAAACAAAGCTGAAAAAATAGTTTCTATCAAGTCAATCCTCCTAAATAAGGATCATATACCTCTTCCTCATCTCGATATTTCTTTGGATGTTTCACTTTCTGTTCCAAAGTCATGCTATCCCATATCTCTGCACCATCTGGTCCAGCAGGGTGTGTTTGTATTAAATATTTAATTGCGTCAAATGCGTGATTATCTTTTTGAACAATGCGTTCTGGCGTATTCTTTTTCATCACCTGTGCCTGATTCAACTCATCATGTCTCAGATGATTTAGTTCCCACCATAGTTTAGGACAGGCGTGGGTTATAATTACTTTTGGGTCTTCTAAATTTTGCCATGCCTTATACAATGCCTGTGCAAAAGCTACATCATCACCAGCACGACCAGGAACTAGAGGCCAACCAAACTCGGTAAACATATCGCCTAAAGTTTTAACTTGTTCCCTATCTCCCTTACCAACGCCACCACCCCACTGCAACATCGTTCTCATAGAGGGATCGTGGGCTACAAATATCAAATCTTCCCAATCAGGGTGTGCCTGTATTGCTGTATTTATTTCCTGTGGTTTCTGTTTCGCCCTATAATATTCCCAATAGAATATAATCGTGCCATTGGGAGATATCGTTGCTAACTCAAATGCACTTGGGTTGGAACCTCCCCAATCAAATCCAGCATATCGAGGCCACCAAGAAGGAATAATTCCATCCTTAACTACATGATGTAGTGGTTTATGAATATATTCTGTCCAACTAGGCAGTTCAGGAAATACAGGTTTACCACTCGCAGCGTATGGGTCCATTTCAAACTCCTTACGCCAAGCCCAATCTGGCATACCCCTCTTTTCTTTGGCTATCCATTCCTGTTTCGCTTTCTCTGGATCGGCTGAGTAATGTACTCTCGCTATAGTGAAACCATTTTTATTTTTGGCTACTGTTAGACCCTGATTTATTTGCGACATATCTTCTCTGGTTTGGTAGTTTAGGTACTGTTCTCGTTGGTTCCTTTGGCCCTATCGGTTTCGCTTCTGCTACTGCTACTGGCTCTTCTTTGATTACTTTCGGTGAAGGAGATAACTGTTCCAAATCTATGGAAAATATCAATCCCTTGCTATTTACCAGTAACCATTTTCCATTGTGTTCCGTTGCAGCAACAATACCATTAGCACCATTCCAATCGGAAAGACTTCCACCTTCCACTGTTAATTTAATAACTGTTGAATCCACTGTAATCATGTGACATCCTCTACTAAATCCCAAAAGAATCCTGCGTTTGCTGAACTGATACCTATGAACTGTCCACCACCAGTGATAGCAGGTTTGGCAGCCATATACGCATTAGCAGCTTCTTCTTGAAAGCCCATCTCGTCAGAGATGATAACCGAGGCAGCCCTTGAACGAATCACGTCTGCTCCCTGTTTAATAGCTTTCACTATGGAACCATTGTTCCACAGAAGGTTTCCTTGAGAAGGTTTTGGGCGATCAAATATATATTCTGGCAAATGCCAACAAACGAAAGAGGCTCTCGCAACTTGTGGATCATCTCTATCGAATACCATCGCAGCAGCGTCATCGAAGTTCTTCGACTGCCATAGTATTAATTGGTTTGGCATCGTATATGCTCTCCATACACAATACGCAACAGCTAACCAACTAATAGTCATCTGCCTACTTTTTGGAACGAGTAACAACTTTTCATGTTGGAATAGATGTGCCAAATCCTTGATATACTTCTTTCGAGGGAATAACTTAACCCTTCCCTCGTCTTTCTCGTCTTTCGTTTTAACCATTGACAGAAAGTTTAGGAACGCATCGTCATTTATCTTTGGATCAATAGACTTTAATGCTCCATCTCTAGCGGCAGCGAGTTTCGCTTTCGTTGCCTCAACAACTGTAGTAATAGCCAATTACTATTCTTCTTCCCATTCTGGTTTATCTTGTGCATCACGCAGTATTTGATCTGCTTCATCTAATATCTGTTGTTTCTCGTCTTGACTTTTCCCCTCGAACATACTTTGGAAAACGTGTTCGTGTTGCTCTGGAGAGAAATCCCCTTTAATCTTTAATATTTTATTAATGGCATCTAACCTAGAAGGCCAATCTTCAACGTGTTCGACAGTCATTCCTGCACCAGTACCGAATTTCATAGGTCTGGTCGCATCTAATGCTTGGTCTAAACGCATATATGCCCTGTGCATACGTTCCGATATTCCTTGTTTGGAGAAGAATTTCTCTAGGTAGGTCTTAATGCGAGGTTTTCCAAGTATATTCTTGGAAGCATTTCTGGAATAGGAGTCAGAATATCCAGCTTTCTTGGCAGCGTCAGTTGCATTTCCACCATTTTCCAGATAATTCTCTACAAATCTCTGTTCCCTAGGCTCTAAACCAGTCTTTTTGTTTAATTTTGCCACAATTCACCTCAATTTTTATTAAACTTTCGGCATCGAACTCCTATTATACCATAGAAGTGCAAATAATGCAAATAGTGAAAGTAAATAAATTCGGTTTTGGGTCTATTTCCTACTTTCCTGGTATAGAATGAGGGTAATTAAGGCATAATTGGCTAGATCAAGGAGGGTATCTTCTATCTTTTCATCTTTCACTTCCAGTTTCTCTTCTTTCATAAATTGCATTATTCGACTGAACTTGTCGGATAAGCGTACCGCACATCCTTTCCAAGCAGGAATACCCCCTAACTCGCATACTCTGAAGTTGGAAAAGATGTCTTCGTTCTTTGCATAGTCATGCCTTTTTGCTCGATTTAGCTTTTCCATCTCAAAGAGGAGTCTATCAAACCTATCTTCCATAGTATTCCCATACTTTCTTCAACCCATCGTCAATGGATATCTTCGGAGTCCAGTCTAAGATACGTTTCGCCTTTGATATATCGGCATTGGTGCAGTCTATATCGGAAGAATGTCTAGGTTCAGATCGTATATTTGCCTTCTTTCCTATAATTTCTTCTAGTTTTGTAATAATTTCCCTGACACTGACTGGTTCATCCCTACCTAAATTGAATATTTCGCATCCTACGGATATCAAAGACTTCTGTATTCCCTCACAAATGTCCTGTACATGGGTATAATCCCTTGATTGCGATCCATCTCCATACATTACCAGTTCTTTGTTGTTGCTGATGCAGTCAATAAACTTGCTCACACTCATATCAGGTCTGCCTTTTTCTCCATAGACAGTGAAGAAACGCAATATAGAGACATCAATCCCATGAAATCGGTGATATACAGAGCAAACCTCTTCCGCCATCTTCTTTGATTCGGCATATACCGACAACATATTCCCTATCTGGTCATGTTCCATGAATGGAACCATCTTTGAACCGCTATATATACTCGAAGTGGAAGCCAATACCAATTTGGGGATCGAAAATTTTCGGCAAAATTCTAAACAATTCACCGTAGACATCACATTATTCTGTATATACCTCGCTGGTTCCTCGTTGGAACGCCTCACCCCTGCACTACCTGCCAAATGAATGACTGCATCTATCTTCAATTTCTCATTCAACTGTCCCAATTTGTCTATGGAACTGGTTTCCGACAAATCCAACCCCATAAACATAAAATCCCTAGGATTTTTATTATTGTTTTCTATGTATTTGACAGCGTTGTTCAGAAAGTGAAGACGTTCCTGTTTGAGAGAGAAATCAGATTCCGTGGACATCGAGTCAATTCCAATAATTCTATGGTTTTCCTTCAACATTTTATTTACAAAGTGTGATCCGATGAAACCAAATGCTCCTGTAACTAGATAATTACTCATTTTGCGTCTATCTCCGAATTAGTAAACCCTGTAGGAAAGCGGAATCCTTCTATCTTAGGTCTAATTATTGCTAATATATTGCAAGAGGGAGCATTACTTGGAATTTTTCCATCTAGTTCAAACTGTATCCTTCCCACTACCCTCACCATTTCTGCATGTCTGACTATCAATTCGTGCCACTTAGCCCATCTACCCCAAGGTAATAGCATAACTACAGTGCAACCTCTCTCTGCTTCCTCTATGGATTTCGATACCCAGGAGATTAATTTATGGTAGGGGGGGTTACACCAGATATGTTTAGTATTTATAAGCGATGATTCCCATATGTACTTAGACCAGTTGATCGATAAAGCATTGTCTTCCTCTGTCAGGTACAGGTCACATTTTGCATTATTTTTATCTGCTGCTACATCTAAATCAAACTTACCAAACGCTACCGAACACCTCTTGAAGAATATATCTGGCGTTATCCATTCCTTACTCGTCATCATCTAATCCATGTAGTTGTTCTACCATATCCACAATTCCTGCATAACAAGTAGGGCAGAACGCTGCTGGTAAAATTCCTATATATCCGTCTATGCCGCCCTCTCCAATAATGTCAAAGGGACCATCGCAAACTGTACACGTTCTATTACCGTCATCTTCTTCCATAGGAGTGCCCTTCTCGCTTTAATTAAGGTATGTGGGGGGCGATATCTTTCTCAGGCAGAGTATTGGGGTACATGAGAGACGAAAAGGAGATAGAAACGCCTCCCATGCACTATTTCCCAACATGAAGTACCCATGATAATATAGCAAGGTATACACAAAGTCAAGGACTCGCCCCTAAATCAACCCCAAAAAATACGAAGCGGACCCATGTGGTGAGCTATCTATAGCCCAACCCACCCACGGGAACCACCATACCGATCACTTTAACCTGCGCATAACCTGTGGATAAACCTGTGGATAACCTGTGG